CGGTGAATGACAGACTTCCAGACGTTCCGGCGGCAATGAGGTCTTCGCCGATGTAGTCGATCGAGACCTCGGTGTCGGTCGCGAACCCGCCGACGTACTCTCGGGGGCTGCCAGCCGAAATGCCAAGGTGGCTGCCATCGATCAGGTCTTGGCTTTCACTGACAGTGAAAGATGTGATCGAGTAGTTAGTGGCACCGAAAGTGAACGTGGTTCCTTGGGCTGATGAACCGGCCATATTCAAACTCCTTTTTGATTACTCGGCGGCCTCTTGCCACCGGATCTGGTAAAGCTGTCTTACTTCGTAGGCAGGGGGAAGTTGCGATCCAGACACAGTGGGGTCGAGGAAATCGTCGACCTCGCTGGTGAGACGCATATCTTGTATTGTAACACCTGCAAGCGTTCCGATGTGACCATCTAAGGCCAACCGAACCTCCTCTGCCAGACTTCTCACCGAGTTGTAATTGCGTGCCCACGCCGCAATCTGAAGGTTTACCATTGGCGCAAACACTGGGGCTGGAAGGGCATGGTCTCGCACGATGCTGGCCCTCCGGTACACCAGAAATGGTATATCAGCGTTAGTGTTTGGGACGGCGATTGGGTAGATCTGGAACCCGACCAGCCGAGCCACCGAAGGGGTCGTGACGAGTTTTAGGTAAATATGCTTTTCGGGTGAAAGGTACATCGTTATAGGTATTTCTTAAGCCTGCGCTCGACGGCGGCCTCAAGGGCGGCCCTGGCGTTGCCAGAGGAAGACTGAATCGCCTTCTGCATTGAATTACTCGGGGTAACTCCGGCGTAAGTTTCGCCGGGGTGGAGAGTCTGGATGTAGTCGTGAGGGTAGCCGCTGCCTCGTCGAGCTTTTCGCGTCGGCTCATCAAAAGAAGACATTATGAAGTAATACCCCCTGCTCGCATTGAGGAAATCAGTGTCATTTGACCCCCGGTGACGGGTCATTTTGCCATTTATGCTCCTGTGGATGTTTATGTAGGTCCGTCTGTTTTTTGTACCAGGGCGTCTTCGCTTTGTACCGAACTCAACCAGCCACGCATGGTTTCCAGCACCCTTGGTCTCAACGTCCCACTCTTTGCCGGCTACCACATGAGTCGGTCCGACAATTCCCGCCACAACCCCGCTTGAGTATGCTTTCGTCTTAGTCGAAACAGACTTGCGAAGGTTTCCTGTAACATCAATAGGCAGGTTCGACTTATATGCCTTCTTGATCACATTCATGCCGGAACGAAGGCTGTTTCTTAGTTCACTCGTTGAAGCGGCATCAGAAAGCTCTCTGATCTTTCTGTCCAACTCCCCTGAGCCAGACATTACGATGCGGACAAAAGACTCGGCGAGAGAGCGGCTTGACCCCGATCCGTCGCCCATGAATGGAGACAGGTAATCAGCCATCACGTCACCTCCCTGACCAGAAGTTCCATCATCGTGCGATTTTGCCGCTCGACGACACTGGCAATTTCCATGTGACGCCCACGCCAGATCACCCGTGCCTCATGATCGATGCCTTCGCGGAACCGGATGTGAATCTTGTGGCTGACGACGGCATTAGCCTGCATCGCCTGCAAGACCTCGCGGGAATTCATCCCCTCGACCCTAGCCCAGACAGTTGCCAAGTCATCCCACGACAGATAACTCTCGCCCAGGGTATTCCGCGTCTCTCGCGGAACCTGAATCGTTACCCGCTCATCGAGTTTCCCGGCGAGAACTGCCATTAGCCCACCCAGATCGCAGCGTATTGACCAGACCCAGACGGCGACTCAACCGTGACCGTAGAGGTCACTGGCAGAACGGCAACGCGGCCCGCCGCAATGTCGATTGCACCGGCAATCCGCAGGACGCCTGTGCCTGTGTTCTTGATCGCGAGGGTCGATAGCGTGCCGACTGACGACACAATTGAAGTCGCCTCAGTCCCGACGACGGCCGTGATGGTCTCGCAGCCCGATGGTTCGGCGAACTGGTGATCCTCGACAGAGCCGACTGTAAACGTCGATCCGTCAGAGTCGTGGAAAACAACGTCAACGTCGACTCGGGCTTGTACGCTCATCGGTAAATCCCATGACTGGCATGGGCCATAAGGGTCTCAAATGTGAGGGGCACAGGGGCGTTCTGTGAGGTCATGCCGACCGTTACTGGCTCTCGGGTGGCGTACCAGTGGCCCACGAGCAGCAGGATGGCATGACGGGCAACAGCGGGCACATCAGAGGCACTGGCGTGACCGGCAGTCCAGCGAACGGTCACGCTGTTCTCGTCTCCACGCACCGCCGGCCAGGTGGCGGCGTAGTTGGGGTAGACCCGTGCAGGTACGGTTCGGTGATCAGCCTGGAAGTCGCCGGCATCGCTGGTAATCGTCTGGTTAACGCCGCCCTCGTCGCGGTAAATAATCGTCACATTCGCCGCAGCGGCTGGCGGCCGGGGCAAAACCAGTTCCCACATGGGGAACGAGTCATAGCGGGCCTCCCAGACCGTCTGCATGAGCGTCTGGTCGAGGCGGTCTTCGACAACCTCCCTGGCAACTGAGATCAGGGTCGAGATGTAGGCGTCGTCGTCGCTGATGTCGACGCGACAATGTTCCTTGGCCTCACTGAGGCTCACAGGCTCCGTGCTAGGGGCTGTCTGGCGAACCAGCGACCTGTACGGCGTTAGCCCGTAAGAAGGCGACTGAGGCGTAACGTAGACAATTGTCGATGGGTAGATCACGTTTTACGCCTCCTTGGTTTTCGGCTTACAGCGGCCCGCTCAGTCTGCCTCTCAGGCATGACCGCAGCCTCAACAGCAGCCTCCTGCTCCCGCTCAATAACCTCCACAAGCCCACGAGCGCAGAGGATCTTTACCATTGGGGCAGGCCAATCAAACTCACTGCCCCGGCGATAAGCATCGAAAGACTGCAAAACCCGTACTTTCATTTTACCACTCCCCACGCTGCCTCTGGGGCGATGCGTTGTTTCCAGTAGTCAGTCGTGTGCTGATACACTTTGCCGCCCTGAGTACACCTCGAAGGCCACGACACCATAAGTTCGGCGTGACCGATGCTCACATTGGTTGCAACGCCCAGGCGATTGCCCGCACCGACGAAGTTCTTCCAGAAGTACAGGTCTTCGTCGACATGGCCGCCCGTCCAAGTGCCTTCGTCGTTGGCCTCAAAGAGAAACCACGGTTTCGTCATCCGCTTGATGGCCGAAGTCCTGATGAAGGTCAGGCCGAAGTGGGCGGTAGCCACCGGCTGGACAGGCTTCTCAAACCAGTCGTCAGGTACTTCGTATTCGCCGTGAACGTCGGAACCTTCGACCGAGAAGATGGCCGAATTGGCCTCTCTCTTCATCTGAATCGGGGCGATGGCGTCATAACCTGAAAACATCAAGAGCGTCAGCAACGCCTCAACCGTCTTGGCGTTGAACACTGAGTCATAGTCGATGGTCAGGATGACATCGTTTTCGTCGATGACATCCTCGATAGCCCGCTGGAGGCTCTGCCCCCAGAAAGCCGACGTAACCTTCGTCGGTGAGATGCCGTGTGGCGTCAAGGCCGACGTGACGCAGAAGAAGTTGTCCATGAAGCCGAGCCGCGGGGTACTCATTACCGCCGCGACTTTGACATCGGCCTCAACATTACCAACGGTTACCAGCATGAAAAACGCTCCAAAGGGATTGGAGCGGGTGCGCCTCATGCGCAGTGCTGGCCCTCCATGACCGTCCCGCTATACAACCGATGCCCCGCAGGAGCATTGCACTCCTGCGGGGCATCTAAAATTAACTATCAGACTTAGGCAGCAGCCGTCTTGAGAGCCAAGACTGGGCCAGCTTCGCTGTTGCTACCAAGCGAGTGGTGCTTGATGTCAAATCTCATGGACCCTTGCATGAGCAACTGCTCTGAAGTTGCAAAGACCTGATCGTAGACCTTCATGCTGAACTCGCGCCGGCTGGCGTAGATCGAGGACAGTCCGAGGTTACCGAAGATGACCTTGGTCACGTCAGCATCACTTCCGAGCGTGCTGTCCATGACATGGACGAGCCGCACTGGGAAACCGAGGAATGACAGACCGCTGTCACCGGACAGGTCGCCAACGGCGTTTCCGCCGAGGGCGTACTTCAGGCGAGCAACCGACGCAGCGTAGACGGCGGGGCTCATGTACCAAGCTGCACCCTGACGGGCGTAGATTGGGGTCGCACCGACGACACTCAGGAAGTCGTCAACGTCGAGAGTCTCGACTGACGTGTTTCCGCTGGCTGCCGACTTGACGCTAGCACCGTGAGTCCCATCGTTGATGGCCTCGACAACGCCGGAGATCGAGCCGTAACCGCTGGTGCCGTCGCCGTTCCAGCCGGTGTCGTCGATCTTGTAGGCCAGGCTCTGAGCGAACTCAATCGCAACCTGGTCGGCGATATTGACGTAACTGGCCGAGTCCTCCATGACCTCTGAAGAGAGGCGGGTCGAAACAGCTAGCTTCTTCGCATTCAGCGTCACCTGGGTGAACGACGGGTCGCTCTCGGTGATCGAGCTTCCTTCGCCGACGAAGTAGGCTGTGGTGCCGGAGGCCCGCTTAGGAATGTTCATCACATCCCGGGCCAGCGTGACTCGCTCGCAGGCACCTGGCATGGTGCCGTAGTCTTCGACGAGGCGGATCACTCGGGCAGCAAACTCGTCCGGTACGAGGTAGCCACCAGCGGAGTTCACGCCTTCGCTCAAAGCACGAGCTTCAACGCCGTTGTCACGGCACCACCGGAGGTCTTCTTCGCGACGGAAAACCGTGCCACGAATCCAGCGACCGACTCGGTATGCAGCCTCAACGTCATCGGCATTGCCGTTGAACGCCCGAAGTTCAGTGTGGTGCGGCAATACCTGCCGAACTTCCACCTTCTTCTCGGCCTTTTCGACCGGGGCGGGGGCTGGGGCGGTCGGCTCGACCACTGAACGAAGCTCCTTTTCCTTCGCGGCCAGCGTGGCCTCAAAGTCGAGGTCAGCCTTGACGGCGTCGGCCTCGGTGGAGAGCTTACGAAGTTCGGCGGTCTGCTCCTCCGAACGATCTTCAATATCGGCAAGGTCTGACATTCGGGCAGCAATAGCTGCGGCACGATCCTGCAATCGCTTGAGATTCTGGCCCATGTTTATGGCTCCTCAAAGTAAAGGTGCCAGCCACAAGCCATACAGCAGCGCGCGGCTGGCGGGGTTATTTGTCCCGCAAGCACGCCGTCACCGAAGTCCATCGGTGACTCGCACTGCTCAATGCGAAATCCATCGCATCGCTTACAATTTATTGTAGAGAGTTGATCAGTTGCCGTGCAACCTAGTCCGCAACTCAGTGGCCTTCAGAGAGGCGATCTGGCTGCGGTAGTCAGCTTCCGGCGCGACCTCGGTGGCTGTTTGAGTCTCAGCGGCTGCGGCGATCTGAACCTCAACAGGTTCCTCTGCACTACGCTCACCGGCACGCTCCAACTCTTCGACCTTGCGTGCCGCCCAGTCTGCTCCAGGCTTTCCAGCCCATAGCAAAAAGGCGGTGAAGCCAGCAGACTCAGAACCCGGCTCATCCCACCCAGGTCGCTTATCACTAGCATGACGCTTGTGCCACGCATTCATCTCAACAACCCAGTCGCGGTTCATTTCTTCACGACGGGCGAGGCGGTTTGCCCTGGCAACTGTTTCAGGCTTGAGGCCGTCACCAGACTTCCCCTCCTCGTGCAACTTGAGGCCACGCTTTGCAGCGTCTGCCATACCCTGAGTCGGCTTGAGGTTTACTGCCCGGTCTTCAGTCGGTTCCAGGCCGTCTTCAGCAGACTCGACCACAGTTTCATCCGATCTGGCATCGCTGGCCTCCGGTTCACTCAGGAGTGGGTCTTCGATTTCCTCGTCTTCCGGCTCTGGTGCGCTGGGGTGCTCGGAGGGTGCGAGAGACTCTGCTTTCGCCATCTCTAAGGCTCGCTTGCTGACGTAAGCCTCAGTGGCTCGATACGCCGGCTCGTCCACGGGGCCAACGTCACCCAAGAAGTCAAAGCCACGAATTTCCCTCACCATCCGGCCCTTGTCGTCCTTGTACCACTTCTCTTTCGAGCCAGAGGTACGGAAGGCGAATGAACTTCCGCGCACGTCTTTTCTCTCAAGGCTCTGGATGAGATCAATGTCGGCCGGCTTGGGGTCAATCTCGTACCGTAGGCCACGCTCGTCGTGGAACAACCGAACGGTGCCGCTCGATGTCCGGCCAAGTAGCCTATCGTGATTGTAGCGACCAAATACGTCTGGATTGGTTTCAAGGACTT